TTATCTATATTATTATTATTATACCCTAAACTTTCGTTTAGGGGTACCCCTAAACTTTCGTTTAGGGGGGGCATCAACTTTTGTTTAGGGGTATCAACTCCGGTTAATATCCTTGCTGCCTTTTCGGTAAATGTTAGTAACTCGTAATTTTCACCAAAACAATACAGAGTTTTGTTATACAATTCGCAATTAGGATGTTTTTGTAAAATTCCGGCTTTAATCAAATTATCAATACGCTTTATCATGCCTTGACTTGTCTTTATATTCAATAACGGCATTGCTTCCAATATTAACTTGTGGGAAATCCAAAAATATATTCCCTCCGGGGTGTGCATCTTAACGCAACTTGCACAATTGGCGAAATCTTTTATAAAATCAAAAATCGCCAAATCTATTAAATCTAAATCCAAACCGCTATTAACGGCGGCATATTGGTTTATTAATATCGTGTATTTCATAATATTGATATTTTATAAACATCCGGTTCTGCTACGGGCTGAACTGATTTTATTAATAATCCTTTTTTGCATAACCATTTAAGGCAATCAATTACAGTGCTTTTGTTTATCCCTAAACATTTGGATAAATACAAAATACCCTTTGAATACTCGCCATATCTAACACAATAGGCGTGTATCATTGCATACAACATTAACTTATTACCTTTCAAATGCAATTCGTTAATCCATTTGTTTTTTACAATAAAATCCATAATTAAAATATAAAAGCCCGCAATCCGGGCTACCACACACCGGAAAACGGGCTTTGCGCTAAATAAATTAGCAATACTTTGCAAACGGTGGTAGTCGTTTGTTTTATCGACGCAAATATAGCATTTTTTATTCATTATCCAATTGCTTTGCAGGTTCCCACGCTTTGCGCACTTTCAAAACATTGTCCGCACTCTCATTAGGAACCAACGACACAACGGGAAAACGGGAACGGTCGCCCGGTTTTTGCGTCGTGGCAAATTGTACATTCAAATCAAAGATAATGCCTTTGCAAAATCCCCGTTCAAACAACATACCGTCGAACGTTTCCCGGATTTGCGGGATTGTGGACGCCGTGCCTTTTGTGGCGAATTGCCAAACCCCGGCAACCCCACGAACCAAAGGAACAATAAAGTTTAGCGTTAATGTAACCTCCCAACCGTCGCAATCCGGTTGGCGGCTCTTTTTATTCGGGTAACGCTTCGTTATTGACTGCATTAAGTTTGGGTATTTCTCCGTTGTCAACGTTTGGTATTTCTTTCCGTCCCATACTTGGAACGTGTCGCCATCGCCCGCCGCAATCAATCGCCCGTCGTCGTCCCGGTATTCGTAACGCTCGTTACATACTTTTGCCGGGTCGTCGTCCGGAAAAACAATTTGTATTGTTTGCGGCTTTTCGCCGTATGCCTGTGTAAATAACCCGGCATACTTTCCCGTTGGTATGAAGTAATCAACACTTTGCGGATAACCGTTTGCGTTTTTCATACCGATTTTTATTTGTCCGACACGGGGCAAAATCAAACGGGTTTTTTCCGCCTCCGGTCTAACAATTCTACCTTTTATATTTCCATTCATAACCTTTATGTTTTTTGCGTAATCCTTTGCAACATCTTACTATTAGCGAATTATTAAAACCGTCCCTTTCTGCCAAATTTATAGATTGGTATTCTTTAATAACAACGCCATTTTTAAGCATTAAAACCGCTTTTGATAAGTGGTTATTGGCTCCAAATTTACCCGTCATTGGCTTATTTGCGCTTTTAGATTGCCGTTGTTTTGTAATCGGATTATTGTTATTTTCCGAATGTGTAACCCAACGCAAATTATCCACATGGTTATTAAACGGGTTCCCGTCGATATGGTCGATACATGGTTTATTTCGTGGATTATCAATATATGTTTCGGCAACTAATCTATGAACATAGATAGTATATTTTATACCAAAATTATAAAGACAAACACACAAATAACCCTTACGCAAAAACGGCTTTAATTCTTTCCCCGTTATTTTAGAGAAAACAACGCCGTTTTTGTTTATCAAATAGCAATCAAATCTTTTTATCGTTTTCATATTTCGGGGTCGTCGTTCAACAATCTTTTCTTATTCTCGTTTTTGGGCTTTTTGGGCGCATTTGCGGGCTTTTGTTCCTTTTCCGGTGCAACCGTCCGTTTTCCCGCCTTTCGTCCCGTGGCGGGCTTCTTTTCCGCCTCCTTTGCCGTTTTCCCGGTGCGTTTCACAATCTTTGTTTTCTTAATCTCCGGTTCCGGCGTTTGTTCCGGGGCAACCGCATCCGCTTTGACGGTATCGGCGGCGTCCGTGGTTTCGTCCGGGGTCGCCTCTTTGGGGGCTTTCGTCTTAATCAATTCCGCCAAAGACAACGATATTACATTTTGGGACAAATCCGGGTTATCGTCCAAAACAACCATACCATTAACCGCCGTAAACGTATTATCCCGCTTTTCGTCCTCAATGGCGGCAATCTCCAACAGATAGGGGATTTTGCGTATATTGGGGCTTTCGGTTTGCTCTTTCAGATTGTACGACGGTTTTTTACGCCAATCTTTCGGGCTGAAATTGAAAATACGGGTAACGGGGAATTTATCAAAATTGACGTTCCACATATCCCGATACATTCCTAATTGTATTTCGCTTTCCTCGTAAAACCCTTTGCGTCCGCTCTTAAAATCGACGATTGCGTTAATACGTTCGTCCCCGCCAATCTTTGCCAACATGGTACACGGGCAATCAATCATTCCGGCATACTTGTAATATGGATGCACCAACGCAATTTCAACCGCCAACGGGCGTACATCATAATCCAATACGAATTGAGCAAACGCCAATACGTCCTTTTCCAAATCGTCGGCGTAATAAATAAAGTCGTCCGGCAATCGGTAAACCTCAATATATTCTTTTAGTTTGCCTTTCAGCCCGTCCAAATCATAAGCCCGGTTAATTAATAATTCCTCAAATGCGGCGTGCATGAATGTACCATACGCCGCCCGTTCGCCTTTGTATCGTTCCGCTTCCTCAATTCCTTTGCTTGCAATCCATTGTATCAAATGCGGGGCTTTTGGCAACGTTTGGGATAATATCGTTGTAACCGACGGGAAAAACTCCGGGTTCCCGTTCTCGTCGTATCGGTAATAGTAGCGGTGTCCCTTACTATTCAATTGCCAAACCTTGTACGGGGGTTCAATCAACGTTTTTTCATCAAAAAACATTGCCGTCGTTTCCTCAACCGTCATGCCCGGCAATATCTCAAATATTCCGGTTGGTTGCTTAACCTCGACCGCTTCAAACGGGGGGATTATTTGTTGTTGTTCCTCGGTAATTTCCGGGAATTGGTCGGCGGGAACGGCTCCCAAATTTTCGACCGTCTTTTGTACCGGGTTTTCCGGTTTCTTTTTGTTCGCTCTCATTTTCTACTCTTTTTTAATTCTGAAAATCCACATAATACCATTACGGCACACATACCCGCAAACATCAATTGCCACGGGTTCCACAATGCGCCAATCAGACAAACAACGCCCAACGTTCCAAACGTCGCAATAATGGCTTTCGCTTGGAACCTATCGGAAAACATAACGTCCGCCATGCGTTCAAACCATTGTAACCCGTTATTCTTCATATCCAAACAAATAATTAGGGGTGCAATTACACATTTCGCAAATGATAACAACCCATTCCGGGCGTATCTGTTTGGTCGTACCGTTACATAAGTTAGTCATATTAACTTGTTGTGCGCTTTCGGTGCGTCCCTCCCATAACCGGGCGGCAACCTCTTTTTTATAAACTTTAATTCCGGCGGTTTGCGCCCGTGCGATTGCCTCGTTTACTCTTAATTTCGTCATTTCTGCCATTTCTTTAGTCTTTTATTGTTAATAACTCGGTTCGTTGCTCTCTTTGTGTCCGCAATGCGTACACGTTTTTTCCTCCCAAATTGCGGTATATTCCGGCGGGGTCAAATATCCGTCGCCTCCGGTCTGTTTATATTCCCCGTCGGTAACTTCCATTTCGCCGCCGCACTCCGGGCAATCTTCATTACCCATTAAATCCAAATCCGGGACAATGAAATATACCCGTTTCAGATACACGCCCAACGCCTCGGAAATCGCCGCATAACAATTGGCGGTTTGTTCCTCGGTTACGTCCTCGTTTATTGCATCGAAAACGGAAACGCCCCAATTGTCCGGGTCGTCCTCAATAACTTTGTTTTTGAGTAATTCCGAAACGACAATTTCGGAAACTTGTTTGGCTGTTTTCCCGCTATCGGTCGCCAATTGTTTTAATAAATCGCTCTCTTTTATTCTCATATCTTTGCCGGGTAATCCCCCGGTGGGTTTTTGTTTCTGCAAAAGTACAAATAAAATCTATATTACCAAAAATAAAACCTTTTAATATTTTATTTATTCAATGTTGGACGCTTGTAATACAGATAAAAAGCACTAATTTTGTTGCACCGCATAACCTTACAACATCGCTCTCGGTTACTGCGTACCAACCCCCGGCGTTACTTCATTGCGTCGGGGGTTATCTTTTTAATCATGTATTCCAAATTCACAATCGCCCCATTGGTCGAAATCCGCCCCGTCATAACTTAACGGGTAACGTTCCGGTTCCGGGCAATCCATTGTTCGGCGGGGTTCTCGGCTATCCATTTACTCCGATAATCCGGCGTAAAGTATGCAACTTGTTTTTTATATGCCGCCTCCGGGTTTGCCAATATTGCCGCCATATGGCTCAATCTTTTGCCGTGGTCGCCTTTCCCGATTAAATCCAAACGCCCGAAATAAAACGAACCGTCGGCGGTACACGCCACATATTCACGGGCGGTCGTTCTTGTTTGATGATGCAAATATGCAACCTTTATTTTAATTACCAAAGGTTTTATTTTTTATTTTTCATACTATCGACATACTAATATTATTTTCTTAGAATTTTCTATTTAAGCGACTTTTGCAAGCTGGACGGGTAATTATCCACTTTGAAATAAAATGCCCGGAAACGGGCTAAAAATGGCTCAATAGAAAAAGGGGTTGCAACGACTTGTTACAACCCCCGGTTTATTACTTTTCTATGGTTACGAACTCAACCCCCAATATTCGGGTTGCCGGGTTCTTGCTTACAACGTCAATTTCCCGGTTCTTTATCTTTGTTTTCCAAAGGAACCCCCAAAAGCGTTTATATTGCACCGTTTCCGCTATTAACAGACTATCCCGGTTTATATGCGTCCCGGTAAATTGTCCGTCCGGCGTGGCGCATCCGTGCAACTCAAAATACGGTTCGACAATATCGACGCATCGTAAAACGGTCGTAACCGTATCGCCGGGCAAATATACAACACTATCCCGGACGGTTGCCCGCAATTCGTTGATTGTTTCCATTTGGGTTGTTGTAACCCGTTCCAACTCCCGGTTCTTTGTCTGCAACGTCTTTATCAACTCCGCATCGCTCGCCCGGTATTTTTCAAACTCTGACAATTTCAGTTCCAAAACCCCAACTTTGGCGGCGTTCAAACTATCTTTCGTTTGGTACCGGGAAACTTCCTGCAATAACGTTTCCGTGTTGGTTCTGTATTTGTCCCTTTCCCCGGTCAACGTATTAATCCGGGAACGTTGCACCCATATAGTGACAACGGCGGAAACCGCCAAAGCAATTGCCGCTATTATTAAATATTTTTTCATAAGATACGTTTTATCGCTTCATAATGAATTTTTGCAATACGTTCACGCCCGGCGTCTGACAACATAAAACGGCAATCTTTTTCGGTATCCATGAAAAAGTTTTCAGATAATACCGCCGGGCAAACCGTATGTTTCAGAATGTAAAATTGGTTTTCTTTGTCCGGGTCGCCGTCGGTATGGTCAAAGCGCATTTTCCAACCATCCGGGGCAAACTCTTTTTCCGCCTCATTACAAAGTACGGTTGCGATTGCATCCGCTTTCGTTTGTCCTACGCTGGTATAACATTCCCACCCGGTGCCGCCTCCGGCGTTCCCGTGAACGCTAAACAAAACGGCGTTGTTGCCGCAATCCGCATGGATAACGTTTGCACGGCGGCAACGCTCCGGTAATGATACGTCGGTTTCCTCCGGTACCAAAATTTCAAACTTTACGCCATCGGCTTTTAACATCGCCGCAATACGGCGTACAATGTCACGGTTAAACTCCCATTCAAACAATTGGGAACCGTCGCCCCAAACCGGGGAACGTTTCCCGGCGGTTTCTTCGCCGTGTCCGTTGTCTAAAATAACAATAGGTTTCATTTTCTTACCTCCTTTTCTTTATCGTTAATAATATCGCTATCGTGTTCCCGTTGGTATCTCTCAATTATCGGTTGCCAATATCCCGGCAATACCCGTGTAAACTCCAACCGGATAACGTGATAAATAATACGCAACGCAACCTTTGTGGGATATGCTTTAATAAGGTTGCGGAATGCGTTTTGCAAATACACATACATAAAAACATAAGTAAGCGATTTAACAACAACAATTGCCGATTGGTCGTCGCCGCAATTTTCCATAATGATAAAAATCGCCTCCACAATAAACAGATACAAAATCAATTCGCACAATGCGTTTTTAAACTTTCGGAACGAAAAGTTTTTGCATCTAACTATCGAAACGCCGTCAGCTCTCATTCCTGCCCAAATGTTGAATGAAAACATCATTACTAAGGAAAACACAAATCCTTTTGTGGGTGTAAAATAACCTAATATTGACGAAAATGAAGTAACCAATATTATTCGCATGTTTTCAAAATTAAATTTTTCCATATTATATTGGCATATTTAAAACTTCACTATCATATATGTATCCTTTCATTATATTCTGTGCGTAATATCTTGCTAAGAGCAAACGCCCTCTATTATTTGGATGCAATCCATCTTCAAGATATTTACCATTCGATTGATGGTTTTCAAATAATAATGATATTCCCGCATCTGATAAATTTATAGGATTTGAACACCCTGCATATTTCCCCATCTTAATAATTGCATCTCTTATTGTATCAACTATTTCAGCCGTATAATATGTTGAATATAACGGCGTCGCAAGAAATATTCGCGCATCGGGTGCTAATATTTTAAGACTTTCAACCGCCCATCTTATTGATGAAAATAAATATTGTCTTTTTTGTTCATTCCAAGTTTGTGAGATTATAGAATTGAAATCTCCAACACCCGATTCTCCAACTTGCGTCGCATCGTTAATTCCACATGCTATTATAATTATATTTGGAATTTTTATTTCTTCGGTTCCTAATCCCTTATCGCTTGGAATTGTAAATGTCTCGCCTGTTTTTGGGTGCGTAAATGATATTATTTCACCTTTTGGAGTTATTTTTTGAGCGAATCTTAAGACTTGATTAAATATAACGTTATTTTTCGTATCTCCACTACCATCATCAAAATTGCCTGATAAATCAATTTCTGTCACATCAATTTCATCTCTATAATAGTCGTTCCAATGTGCTCCAGCAACTGCAAGGTTTGTTAGCTTTTCAGCATTAACTAATCTTGCAAATAAATTAGTCCATGAATAATCATCTGCTGTAATACTATCGCCTAATATAAGATATTTTAAAGACGGGATAAAGTTAAAAAACTGCTTTAAATTACCAAAGGTATATTGGTTTATGTACTCCAATTGGTATTCAGTAGAATACCAAGAATAATTATCATTAGCAATTTCCCAATATGAATCAGGATTGTTGGGGTGATGATACATTACTTTGTTTAATTTATTACCAACATTGCTTGTATATCTATACGCAACCAATAAACCTTTAGTATTTAATATTGCCAATGTTTGACCGTTCCGCAAAATAACAGAATTAGGTAAATCTATATACATTAAATTTCCCTTTATATTACCTCCATTTTCATAGGGGATTTTATTTTTATCTATGCTAATCGTGTATAATAGGGTATTTGCCGCATAAAAATCAGCATTTGTTTTTGGCACACCTTTACACAAATATACTCTAAATTCATATAATTGTGTATTATCTGTCTTTGACATTTTAAAATTAAACCATATACGATTGAACTTGATGTTTTGTTCTGTTATGTAAAAACCAAAGTTCAATGCCCCTTGATACCCCCCAGCTCTTTCATCTCCGGAAAAATCAACTGATTCTTTTAATATACTATCATTAAACCTTATAATGTTACTATCTGCCTTTAATTGTTGATGGGACACCGCATTATTGGGGGATTTACCTAATTCGACAAATGTTGCTAATAATGACTGCCCCATAATTTCATTAATGCTATTACCATTTATATTTACGAATGAATTTTCGGGTATTCCATTATGATAATACGCTTTAGCAATCTTTATCTGTTTATATTCTATATCGCCACTATAAGTCGTTTTTACCATAACTCTAATATACTTTACATTTGCGGTTCTTCTTGGACGTCCTATAAAATGCGGTCTTGGGTCTATATCATCAAAATGCAATATGTTTTGTTCTTCTGTATTTATTGCAATATAGTTTTCATCATACTGATACCATATATAACTATTTACTGATGGTGGCAATCCTAATAATCCAGCATAATAAACGTATAATTGTCCCATATTTATAGGCATATCTTCGACATTAATATAACCGCTTGTTGAATAATCTGCATCTTTAATCAATCTTCCATCAAACGGTTTATCTGATGTTATAACCGGCAATCTAAATCCTATATTGACTTGATACGGATTAAACCTATTATAGTCCTCTGAATCAATAAATTTAACATTATATTGCAATATAATCTTATATGCCCATTGATTATTATTAATATATATTACAGATATGCCATTTGGTAATATAATATTGTCAAAATTAATATATCTCCCCTCAATTGTAGCTAAATAAAAAATATTTTGGTCTGGCGTTCCCGGTATTGTTGTAGGTGTTGCAATTCCTACAAATGTTGCATTAGCTCCAACTATGTTAATAATTGAAAGCAACGTGTTTTGTAGAACTTGCCCAGTAATTTCTTGGTTCCCGTTTGTTTTTATAACATCGGAAACCGCTTGTTTAAGTTCGTCATAATTCCCCATAATCTAATTAATTTAATTGTTGTTAAAATCATTATTGAAATCTCCGTTAAAATCTCCTTTGTTTTTTATTATATAGCCACGTCCGATTTTTTTAACAACGGTTGCGCATTCAAATTCGCATTCAACTGATGCTAAATTGCCCTGCGTTTGCCATTTAGGAGTAATCAAAAACGTGTCGCAATCGTATTTCCTACCTTGACTATATACCGTAACAAAATCACTCATTCGGATTAATCGCATTACGTCGCAAAGGTATTCGGGGGCTAAAAAGATAAACCGAAACGTTTTTTCCGATATTTGTTTTTCCGGGAAAAAATACCCGTCCCGTACTTCGCCCTCTTCCTCAAACTTGTATTCCGGCTTTCCCAACTCCGAACATACGTAAACCCGGTTTTTGAATTGCATGCCCTCATAAACGATTTGTCCGCCGTCAACTTCCATATTGGCGGCGTCACTCCATTCAACACACAAATAACCGTCCATTCCGCCGGAAATCCATGTAAACACATCGGAATAATACCATTGTACGCCATCATATATCTCAATCATATAACGCCCCTCTGGGAAATCTAAAGCCATCGGCAACAATCCGAAATAAACAATAACATCATACCCGTAATTTTGGAACCGGACAATTTGCAATCCGGTTTCCAACATCGGCGTTGTTATGTCTGCCAATATGCGGGTAAATTTATAATCGTACAACCGAACCGATACAATGTTATTTGAACGGGTCGGACGTATGATTTGAAACGGCAATAGTTTATTGATAGGCGTAAACAACGGGTAAACGTCGCCATACGCATACGATTTTTTATAATCTTGGTATTGCACGCCCTCGTAAAACGGCAATACGGACAAATTATTATTCGGTGTCATATTTCAAAGTTGTTTTAATAGAACGACTGCACAAATTTACGCTTAATTTATCAACTTGACCGTTACCCAAATATGTTTTTATTAGCTGCATCGGGTTTGGGTCATCGTTTGCCGGGAAACTAAACGTTTGTTTCTTCTTTCTCTCAATGCCACGGGCGTAAACCTCGGAACCGTTTATTGATACACGACGGGCGGGTAAATCATACATCCAATACGGGGATTGCAAATTGATAAACGCCAAATATCCGTTTTGCAAAAAGTATTCGACGCCGTTTATTGTTTGGCGGGTAAATGGCAATATCCATTGCGACCCGGACGTTGGCGGAACGGCGGCAAACAAGGCGAACCCGTCGGAACTTATGTTGCCGGGGTTTAACAACATCATATCAATATCGGACGTGAAATTAGATACGTTTACGTCCTCAACCTTTCCGGGCGTTACATACTTGCTAATTACCTGTATCGGCAAACCCTCAAATGCCGCCGTAACGTCGTCCATCCACTTAAATTGGTAACGTTCCGGCAAATCAACCTTATCAAACGAATATTCCGACGTATTGAACGCCCACGGTTTCCCGTTGCGCAAATTCAATTCCTTTGTTAAATCGTGGCTTAACACAACCCCGCCGGAATAGGAACCGCCATTGCGGAAATATTGGATATGTTCAATTTTAAATTTGCCGTCCTCAATAAACCAATAACATTTGAAACAATCCCGTAACATATTGGTAAATTGTTGTAAGGTCGTCGGGGCTTTTTGTGCGGGTTGCTGATATTCGCCGTTTATAATGTTCGTTTTCTGCGATACAAGCAACCGGAAATTCAACCCGGATATTGGATTGTTTCCCCCGTATAAAAATTGGCTATATTCCGCCGTGGCTTCATGCGTAATTCCGGGTGCAATTTGATTGAGCAAAACAGATATACAAGACGCAACCGGGAACGCATCCCGCAAAGTATATGCTTTTCGAACTTTTTCCTCTAATATCCAATCCATCAAATAAAACCCAAACCACAACGACGCATAACGCCACGTTGACCGGGCGATTGGATAAAAGGTTTGCCCGTATATGGAATAAGGCGGCGCAAAATACTTTCCGTTGTCGGCTAATCCCCACTCGGTCGGCGTATCTGAAAAGTTATTCGATATAAACGCCACGTCGATTGAGTAACCAATTGCACGCCTATAATTACGGTTATTATCAACTATATCATCGGCGGGCAATGGATATGTATTAAGGTCGTCGATTTTCTCCACATCGCACAAATACCGGGCATATATATTGTAACTTTTCATATCGGCGTGCATTGTCCCGGTTGCCCCGGAACCCTCAACGGCGGTTAAATCAAACTCCAACGTATCAAACGGGGACGTTGTGACTTTTGAATAACGAAACATTACCGTATCGTCGGATTGTTTCCGTATTTCAACTACAGCAATACCAAACGGCAACCCCCCCTTTATTCGTTGTTGTGAAATATAGATATAATAATTAACATTCAATTCCGGGTATAATTTCCCCTCGAATACGTCCGAACTTGCACCCGTCGCCATTCGTCCGGTATAAAGCCCGGATATTACCGCCGGGGAACCGTCGGACGTAATTTGTATTTCTTTCAATATATTGCACAAAGCAAAATGATAGGTTTGTACTAATGCGTTTTGGTCGGTCGTGGCGTTTGCGTCTTGTTCCCAATTCGTACCGCCCAAAAAACAAGAAACAACACTATCCCCCGGAACGTATATTTGAATTAATGGACGCTTGTTTATCGTTATCCGTTGGATTGTCGGGGCTAACGTTATTAAATTGTATTCCTTTTCCAATCCCGCCAACACGTCGTTATAATCGTCGATTGCGTCCGGTTGTACAACAACCTTTTTATCGTAATCCGTAAACGTACAATCGGTTTTCATAAACTTGCCTTGAAAGTATTGGAACCATGTACGCCCGCCGTCGTCGCTCTTTTCAATGCAATACAAAAATTCATTGTCGAACGATTGACGGTTTATATAGTCGTAATCATCCCGGACAAAGGTAATTTTGCCGGATAATTTGGCACGATAAAACCGTTGGTTGGTTTCTAATTCGTACTCCTTTGCCAAATCGTCCTTATAAATCGGATGCACGGTTTGACCTTGTAAGACGTTCGGGGCGTCCAACGTTCCCAATCTCAACCATGCCGTCCCGTTGGCGTATTGCGCTTTGCTTACATTAAACCGGATATATGCGGCATTGCTTGGTATGTCAAATTCCGTATTTGTGGCGGTCGGGTCGCTTCCCCAACCGTCGATAATCTTTTTATTGCTATCGTAAAATGCGCCCCCGGCTTGCGGGGTGTAATTCTGAAACAATTTGCGGGGGTACACATTCCCAACCGGGACAAAAGTACGGGTATAATAGAAATTTGTATTATTCCCGTTTATGTTCCCGGTTGTGTTACTTATCGCCCCGTTCGCTAAAAACGCATTTACAAATGAATGTCTATAAATCGGGTTCATATCAATTTTTAATTTTACGTGTCAAATTCTTATAAACCTCAATAACATTGCCGTTGCCATCGACGTAACGACGGCGGCGGTTTTGTTCCTTAATCTCCCTTACATCGTCTTTTAAATCCCGCAAATCCGGTGCGTTATTTTGTTGAACCGTTACATTAATGCCGTCGGTATTGTAGGCATTAAGGTACTTTTGGGGGAATGTTCCCCGGTTCAAACTATTTATTACGTCCGGGATTAAACGACGGAAACGGCGGGAATTACGTTTATTGATAACGGCGAAAAATTCCCCGCCCTCGGCACGCCTCCGGGTTCCATCCGGTTTGGTTCCTAAATCCACGTCGTCGCCGGATTGGTGGGAACCGCCCGCCAACAATTCAACCGTACCGTCCCCGTAACTTTCCGAACCCTCGGCGGCTTTACTCATTTGTGCGGCTTTAATTTTGGCGGCGGCAAATGAAGCCCACATAACAGCGATTGCCGGGATTGCGAACGGGAACCCCAATTGCGACCAAATCAAAGCGGACGCCGTTACAAGGTTTCCGATTTGTTGGATTGTCTGTATTGCCTGTTGTGCCTTTTGCGCTTTCTGTTGCTCTTTCAACGCCTTTTCTTGGTTCCGCTTTGCCAAATCCAACTCCTTTTGTGCCATAACCACGTTTGAGGCATAACCGTTCGCCCGTGCTTCCCTTTCGGCGTCCAACGTGCGTTGTGCGCTTTCAACCTCTTTGTCGGCGGCATTTACGGCGGCTTCGGCGGCTTGCAATTTCGCATCTAAAAATACCTGTAATTGCTCCATTGCAAAGGATACGGACGTACTTATTGCCTCCTTTTGGTCGTCGTCCAAATTAAGCCCAAACAAACCGTAAATGTCTGTTCCTCGTTCCTCTCCTTTTGACTGCTCAATTTCTTGGTCAATCTTTTTTATTGTGTTTTGAATTGTTTGTACTTCAACATCTGACAATTTATTGGCTGCTTGCTCGTTCAATTCTAATACCTTTTGCAAACGTTCCTTTTCTGCCTGCAAACGGAATTGGGTTTTCCGGGCTTCTGAATTTCTTAATAAATCAAATTCAGATTGCGCCAACGCTTGTTGTTGGTCAAACATCATTAATTGCGTTTGCAAATATTCGTCGGCAATTGCGCTTCCCTTAACGTCAAATCCGGCATTAATTACCCCGGCGTCCTGCTGTTGTCCGGTCGGCTTTTGCTCATTCTGCAACAATGCTGTTTGTCTTTCATTCTCTAACAACTGCATACGCAATTGTCGTTCCTGCTCGCTTCCCTGCTTAACCGCTTGCAAACGTAATTCAATGCTTTCTTTCTGCAATGCCAATTCTTGCAACTGCCGTTCTTGCTCTATTTTCAACAACGCCTCTGTCTGCTGCTGTTCTAACGCCGTAATTGTTGCGTTTATCGCCTGCCGTCCGGTTTCGTTCAAATCCTTTTCGGTCTGTAATTGGTGTTGCAAATCCTCAATCTGTCGGGAATACTGATATTGCGTTTGCTGCCTACGCTTTGCCCATTCGTCGGTTTCCAACTGCAATTGTACATCCTGCAATTTCCGGGTTGCCTCCAAATTCTTTTTATAAGCCGCTTCAATTTGCTTTGCTTGTTGTTCTGCTGCCTTTTCCGCATCGCTTTTACCCCTTGGCGTTACGGTTGGGTTCTGTGTCGTTACGGGCTTATTGTCTGTTTGTGGCGTCGGGGTATCTCCAACAGAAACCGGGATTGTTAACGGTTTTATTTTCTTTTGCATACCCTCCAAACCCTCTTGGAAATTTTCTGTTATGTCTTTAACTTGGGCTTTAACCAAATTTCCGTACGCTGCCGCATAATCTGCCAATCCTTTTTTTACGTCGTCAAAATCTAACGTAAACGCCCCCTTTAATGCGGTTCCGGTTGCTTTGACTATATCAATAAAGAATCCAAACAAATTTCCCAACGTATCAAATGTTGTTTTGAATCCGGCAACAATCCCATTCCAAATTGCACGTATCAAAACACTTTCATTGTATAACTCAATCAAGTAATTGACAACATCAATAACCCCTTTTATTATCGCCGTCAATCCTTGGTTAACAAAAACTTTTGCCTGCGTTGTCAACGTTTCAAAATTTCCTCCGGTTGCGTCAAACAACCCGGATAATGCGTTTTGCAACTCAATTTGGCTTTGCAATTGTTCCTCCTGCAATTGCGCCAAAACTCCGGCTTTCCCTTTTACTTCATCCATGTTTGTTGAAATATCTTTCAACGTGCGCAAATACTGCAATCCGGCGTCCTCTCCGGGACCCCCGAATATATCTGCAATTGCAGCCCCGACCGTTGCCGCATTATCCGGCAATTCTGCCAATTTTGCGGAAACGTCTTGTATAACATCGAACGTTGTTTTGGTTCCGGTCTGCAAATCTTTTTGAACTTGTTCCGACGAAATACCGATACCGTCCAAAGCCGCCGCCGTCGCCGTCGTCATTTCACGCAAACGCAAATTTGCCTCCTTAATTGCGTCAACGCCTTTGTCCGAAAAGATACCCATTTTGTTTGTTTGGGCTACAATCGCAACAAATTGGTCTGCTGATATTCCTGCCTCTTTGAAATATGCCGGGTATTCTTTCAACGTGTCTAAAAATTCCCCGTTCGCATCGGCTCCGGACAAAAAACCATCCTTAACCAACTGCAATGCCTCATTTGCAGAAATACCAAATTGTTTTGATAATGCGTTTGTTGCAATCAATGTTTCCCGGAAATCTGCGTTGAATGAATCGGCGACGGCTTGCACCTCATTTCTAAACGCTTTCAAATCATCGCCACTTTTCCCGGTAAATTGTTGCGTCAATCTCGTTGCCTCAACTAACCCGGCGTTATAATCGTACCACCATTTAAACGCCGCACCCGCCGCCGCAATTCCGGCAATCGCCAAAAAAACCGGGTTTGAAAGTAATCCCAACAAAGTTTTTCCCAATGCTTTTGCCCCGTCGCCAATAGCTGTAAAAACGGCTTTACTTTCAGCCCCGCCACGTCCTAACGCCAAAAGACTTTCGCCAAATGTGCTATTTAAACCTAACGTTTCTTTTAATTTGTCGCCATACGCAATAATTGCGTCGGACGCCTCCGTATAATTTCCGACGTTCAATTGAAATTTCCCGGTTGCTTCCTGCAAACGTTTCATTTCTTCGTATATTTCTTTGGTTTGTGCAACCAATTTTCGCCCCTCCTCGGTGTTTTCCCGTTCGGCTTTAGTCATGTTGTTTAAATAAATCTTATTCAATGAATATTGCGCCGATAAACGGTTATAACTACCCTCGGCGGATTGATTTATTTTCACAATCAGTTTATTAATTTGGTTCGCTTCCTGCTGTGCCAATTTTAACTCGGCTAACTTTTTGGCGTTCTCGCTTTCTGCAAACGTCAAATCACGTTGCGCACGTGCCAAACGTTCCGCATCGTCTGCGGCTTTCTTGGTTGTGTTCCTGCCGTCCTCGGTTGCCCCGGAAACCTTTTGCAGAACCGCCGCCAACTGAATTGCTTCCGCCCTAATATTTTTCAACGCATTTGTATATGCGTCTGAAAGTTCATCCAATTGCTTTATCAAATCAGTAATCGAATTATCGGGGCTTACCAAATCAGAATATTTAATTGGGTTGTTGTTATCTGCCATATATCCGATATTTGTTTTTGTTATTTTCGGGCAATTTGCCCTACAATCAATTTTCTTTTCTCAAATGTATAATTTATCGTCTGAAAAATAAAACACCTCAAATCGCCTTATTTTGGCTTTTTCTGCTTGCTTTTTTCGCTTGCTCCTTAATGTATTCAAATGCGTTGTAATATTCCAAAACGGTAAACGATTTTGGGTTTACATGCAAATGTTGGGACAATATCAAACACATATTTTCAAACTGCTTGTCGTATTGTATTTCCACGCTATCCGACCCGCTAAACGATTTGGGTTTTGTATAAGTCAACAACAACGTCGTAATATGGTCTATTTCTTCCCGTTTGTCGCTTTCGTCCCCCTTTATTATCGCATCCAACATTAACATCGTGCGTTGCTTCAATTGGTCGTAATACTCTTTAACCGTGGCGTCGTCGAATAGTTTAGGAAAATACAATTGCAATTCTTCATCTATTTTTTTTTTGACCGCTTCCAATTGGGCGGTCAACTCGGCGTTCGGCGCATCGGCGAATAAATCCAATACCTTTTGCAAACCGTCCGCCGTCATATCGTTGTATTCGGTTCCGTCCACGGACTTAACCAAACAGGCAAACGCCAAATACTTTGGCGATATGGCGGATTGGACGAAATAAACGTTTTGCCGCAAATTATCCAATTCCTTTTCCGCCAAATCCGGCTTTTCCTTTCGGATAAACCGGATTGCCTTTTCAATATGCGCATCCCAATCGTTCAAATCCGACCCAACCCCGGCGTCGATAAGCAACATTTTGTTATATGCGTGAAATCGCAAAATCGGCAATTCGTCGATACTGTCGTACAACACAACCGCCCGTTCCCCTATCTTTGTCGTTTTCATAAGAGTATGCGGGTTATGACTGTTGAACAAAACGGAACCAATAACAATGCCGGGTTCCCGGTGCATATAGCAAACAGGACGGACAAAACGACCCCCGCCCACCATGATAAGCAAAAGCCGCAATTGAACATCTTAACAAAAAAGTCGTTGCCGTGAACTTGGACGTACTCAATAACGCCCCACTTTTTTAACAGGGTCAACAGGAACGCCGCCACGGTTGCCACGACCAAAACCCAAATAATGAAAGTTACCATATCGTTAAATGTTACAAGGTTGATTAACTGACAATACACCCTCAAAGCGAAAACCGCCGAACGGGTGCATTAAAAATTGATTGTCTATTTCATCCAAAGTGAACCCGGCAAATATGTTTTCCGCCTTTGCGTACACTCTGTTTATTGTCATGGAACCGGAACGCAACCAAATACCGCCATTCAATACCCGCATGATTTGTTGTTTGACCGCCTCCGTATTCCGGTTGTTGCGGTCGTTGGTTATCGTGCGCATATCAAACCAAAAGATAACCGAAAACGGCGTTGTATATTTGTTTTGTTCGCCGGGGAACCAATCAATTTGTTGCGGGTCGTCCAACACGAAAAACGAAAAATTCCCTATATTACTATCCGGGGCAATCAACATATATTCATTGCCGCCAATGTAAATATTGGGCGTGTAATATCGTTTTCCTTGTATGGACTTAACCAACCGTTCAGAACGTCCAAAGGAATAGTTAAGCCACGGCAACCCGTCCGCCAATCCCTTTTGAATATTTGCAATAACCCGGTCGAATAATTCCGGGTTCTTTATAATCGGTATTCTATCCATTTCCGTATATCGTTTTTTTTGCTTTGGTTAGCAAATCCGGGTAAACGTATTGCCAAATCAGTTTAGCAATGTTTTCGTTCGTCAATCCCAATATTTGCCGCCCATACTTTTTTATCAAGTCTTCCGTCTTGAAATCCGACGCCTTAATTTCAAATTGTTTGTCGCCGACTTCCAAATAAAAACTACTCTCAAAATCGCCCTCATCCCGTAACGTTACCCGGTTAGTCGGTTGTCCCTTTTCCTCCTTAATGGCTATTGTTAGCGGGGTATATGGTCGATAATCCATTATATCAACGCCCAAACGGTTAATACCTTGTTCAAATAATTGTTCCTCGGCGTTGGCATCAATGATAAACGCCGTTGTTATTCCGTCGTCGATTATGTCCCGTATAATCAACCCGGACGTCAACCCGTCGTTAAACGTATTAACCCGGTTGCGTAAATCAATAATTGATTGTAACCCCGCCATAATGCAATTACGTTGTCCGGTATTTAACGCCCCGGTTGTTGCAACTCAAACAAATACGGTCAATCCCTTGCGTATCTAATCGCAAAGCCTCAAACGCTTTTTTAAGGTCATAACCCAAACCGCCGGGGCGTCCCTCAACGTTCCCGTCCAACTCGTATAATATATCCATTTTAGAGGCGTTGGATTGGTTTCGGTTTACCCTTACGTTGGGGTTCATTGCTAACGTGCGCAAAGCGATTGCCGCAACTTGGCGTTGTATTACCGTTTGGAATATCGCCCGTTGTTCAACGATAAAATCGGTTAGGTCGCAACCAACGGTAATTTCACAATTCAACCCGTAATTTAGCGTATTAGTGTACATCGTGTATGCTATATCCCACAACTCCGGGTATTCGGCGAATGTTTCCGGGGCGTTGTACATAAACGGGGAAATCTGCAAATACTTTGTCAATTGCCGCCATGCCTCAATATTCCCGTACCCGGTACACGTTCCGCACGGTTCGCCGCTCCAATCTTTCAACACGTTAATTGCTTGCATCCCGGCGGGCAAATCGTCTTGATTGTAGCAAAGGAACCACGCACCCCCGGCGTTGTTTGCGTCGCTGATATACGGCAAAAAACAATCTTCCAACGTAAACCATTGAAAGCCGCCATTTGTTAGCGTAAAATTCAAATCAAACGTTTTTATTGGGTCAATCTGTGAACTATGGAAAAGGTACAATTTAACAATTCCGGTTCCGCCCGTCATTTGCAAGCCAACCCGGTTTATTTGTGCCGTTACTCCCATCGCTCGCACCGGGATAATCTCAAACCCTACCAACTTATGATTATTCGGTTGGGTTGCTCTGATACGTCCCGCCCCATCAAAGAACGTGCGACGCTCTAATAGGTTCTTTGTTTCCTTATCCAACCCCTTTATTTGGGTAAACGTTTGTACCGCCGTGGAAATTCCGTTGCGGGTCAAACGTTCCAAATATTCGGATAATATGTTGTATTTCTCCCAAAAGGTCGAACCCTCGGCGGGAACCTCGGCGACGTTATCAACCAAAGCGACCCAATACAAAGGTTTGCCCGCCGCATCGTTGGCGTATTGTACAACGGTTCCGGCTTTCCATTCCTTTGTATCATTCCAAACCGGGTATTGATAACCCCAATTATCCGGGACGATTGCCGCCATGTTATCCAACGTTACAAGCGGGTGCGCCCCTTGAAAATATAAACCGCTTTCGGTTTCTGTCAATTGCTCGGCGATTGCCTCGGCGGGATTATATGATTGTTCCCAACCGACGACGTGCAATAACTTATCTTGTATTTCCTTAATCCTATACATAAGCCCAAATATAACCGCCGCAAGTCTTTTTTATACCCTTACAGCATTTAACAATATTACTATCATTTAAACCCGTTTCCCGTTGTGCGTCTTTTACTGATAAGAATGTTTTTATCAAATCGCCGCAAATGGAATACATCGCAATTTGTTTTGCTCGTTGGTGCAATCCGCCTAATCTCCCAACCATATATTCGCCAATCTTTTTATTTAGGCGTGATTTTGTTATTGGATTATTACAATTTTCTTTGGTTGTAACCCAACGCAAATTGTCCGCCCTATTATTCGATTTGTCACCGTCGATATGGTCAACACATGGTTTGTTGTCCGGGTTCGGAATGAAAGCCGCCGCAACTAATCTATGAATATTAACAGATTTACGAATACCATTGCACAATACTACAACATTATACCCGTGCTTATTGGGAACGGCTTTAACTATCTTTGTATTATTACGCACGTTTCCGTAATTACTTATTTCATAATTTGGGAAATCGTATATTACTTTCCAACTTTCCATATCATTAATTAAAAAAAGGGGGCGGGGATAACCACCCCGTCCCCTCGGTTAAATAATTGTTCTATTTTCCAGCTTATGCGTTTGTACCCCCGCCGGGAAATTCCCCGGCGTTGGTTACATATACAGGCATACCCAACGGTTCGTTTGGATTGCGGGCGGCAATCTCGGCTTTGATAATCGGGTTTGCCACAGTATCCCTGTTGTAAGCAACCATATACGCCACGTCAACGGAAAATCCGAAATACTCCTTAACGGCGCACGTCAAATCGGCGGTTGCGGCGCCCATGATTGCGGACTGGTCGCCAACGGCGGTGTAATAGTGCGAACCAACGGGCAAATCAATGTACGGCAAACGTACAACGTCCCATTCGTGGAAATTCGCACGGGTGCGGCGCAATGCCTCACGGTCAACACGGGTAAGGATACCAACATTACCGTCAGCAACGGCAAACATGGTTCCCATTTTGCCCGCTTCGTCGGTTACGTTGTTCGTGTAGTGCAAAACCTTGTTGTCGTACTCCATTTGCTTGTTTACGTCGTTGTAAACGCCATGTTGCGCAAGTTTACGGATAAGGCTATCAACCCCGGCGTTGGCGATAATGTGGATATATTCCGGGTAACAGTTAGCCCGCATAATCGGGTTAATATCGCCCAAAATCTCGGTCGCCATTTGGGTTGGAACCTGTACCGCGTTGCCCGTCTTCGTGTAATTAAGCAACGTTTTGAACACCTGTGTTTTGTTTGCCTCCAATGCGGCAACGGCTCCGACGTCCAATTTGTCCGCCAAAGCCCGGCACGTCTTTTCCATTTTGCGCAAAAAGTCGTGTTCGTAGGAAATTTCGTTGTTCATATAGGCGGCGGGAACCATTGTAAAGCCAATGGCATAAGTCGCCCAAACAACCGTTACCAATGCGGACGTATTTTCATCGTCAGCGATAACGCACGAACGGACATTGCTAACCTGTACATCGCCGTCGTAATCGATAACGGGTACTTGTACCGTGTTACCAATAGACGCAAACGCACGGTCACGCAAATTGGGGTTAATGATTGAGGACGGGGCGTTGGTTTGCTCAATGAAGAAATCCAATGCGCCATACTCACACGGGCGGGTCATATTACGGTCTAATTCCGGGTTCTCAATCCGCCAATTCTGCAATCTTGTTGCTACTAATGACATAATGTTAAAAATTTAATTGTTATTAAATGCGGGTTTACCCTTTACCCGTGATTGTTTACTTTTCCGGCAATGCGGCAATATTGTTGTCCTGCCATGCCTGTTTCATTGCGGCGTCGAACTTTTCGGAACCCGCCGTTAAACCCTGCGCCATAAGGTTTGCGGCGATTGCTTCGTAAGCCTCGACACGGGTTTTTGCACCCGTTACGTCAATGGTTGTTCCGCTACCACCGCCGGAACCGCCCCCCGGGGGAACCGTTCCACCGCCTCCGGCTTGGCGTCCCTTATCCAAAATACCCATTGTATCCAATTCCTTTGCCAACAGGTCGCCGGGTGTGTACGGGTTCAACTGATTGTTCGGGTTACGCATAATTGCGCCGCTTTCGTCCTTAAAAGCAATGATTTTGCCGCCTTTGCCGTCGTCGATATATTCGGGGTTTATACCCTTGATTTTGTCGATTGCTTGCGCCAACAAAACCTTTGTTGCGCTTTCGGGCAATCCCGGTTTGAATTTCAACCCGGCGGTTGCCGCCTGCAATGCGCCCTCGATACGGACGCCGAATAATTCCGTTTGGAATTTCTTTTCGGCTTCATCGTACTTCTTTTTGAGGTCGTTAAACTGTGTTGTTACCGCCGTCAAATCGGCTTTCGCCTGTTTCAAAACCTTTGCGGTTTCCGCATCGCTCGCACCGTCGGCAATTGCCTTTTCCAAACGTGCCTTTTCTTTCGTCAGACTGTCGATTTGGGTTTGCAATGCGCTTGCGCTTTCCGCTTTGGTTTTGAACTCGGCGACCACACGTTTTGCGTAATCAAACGTTTTTTCGGTTCCGTTCTTTGCAATACCGGACGCCGCCAAAATATCGGCATCCAATCCGCCGTAAATTTCGCCCGTCTTTTTGGCGATAACGCTATTTTCGACGTTGGCGGACAATGTTGTAATCGCCGCAATTTGTTCGTCGGTTAATCCGGCTAATGCCGCATTTGCAACTAAAATTTCTCTCGTTAACATAATTCTTTCCCTTTGAATTAATTAAGTGCTATTGCTGCTACTTCTCCGCTGTTTGCGTTAATAATATGAATTGTGTATTTTGGCGAATCCCCGGTTGTGTCAACCAACCAACTAACAACACGTGCATGGCTGATTTTCATTTCAACCTCTTTTGTTACCAAAACAACATCGGCAATTGTGCCGCCCTCAATACAAGCAATCAACTTGTTTTTTGTGTTGCTATCCAATGCGGCGGCGGTTGTTGTTACTTCAATAATCAAATTGTCCTGCTGTGCAATCTGTGCCATAATCGTTTTTTTTTAATTGTTTAATACTCTGTTACTTTTTCGCTCCGGGTTTGTCCTCGGCTTTGTTTTCTTTGGCTGGTTCTGCCGAGATAACTCCCGCCGCTTTCAATTCCTCCAAAATTTCAGCCTTTAACGCCGCTTTTTCCTCGGCTTTGGCTTTCGCCTCGGCTTCTGCCTTTGCCTTTGCATCGGCGGCGGCTTTTTCCTCGGCGACTTTCTGCTGTGCGGCGGTTCGTGCCGCTTTTTCCTCGGCTTGCGCCTTGACGTACTCGTTGGGGTCGTGCAATACGGTAATCGTGTAACCCTGTTTTTTCAGTGCGTCCAAAATGCCGTTTTCAAAGGACTTTTTGCCGAATTTTTGGATACGGGGAACGGATAAGCGTTTGCCCGTTTCGCTGTCAAACTTGCGCACCTCAATAATGCAATGATACAAATGTTGTTCGTTGCTCGGTACAATGTAATTTTCGGGGGTGACGTCGGTAATTGCGACGTCCTTTGTTTTACCCTCTGTTGCTGTCTTTACGTGCATACTCGTTAAATTTACTTGTTATTACTGAAATCTTTTGGTCGAATGGTATTTGCGTTCCAAATTCCAAAATGTTTGTATTCTCCCGTTCAAACCTGCGGACAAAGTTAGCGAAATTCAACTTTATACGCAATTCATTCTCCGGGATTAAGTTACGCCCGTACAAATCCAATACCTCGTTCCGGGTCAAATGGCGGTACGGCTCCAATTCTGCCAATATTAACATACGCTGCAATTGGGTTGGGTTGTTCCGGTACTCCGTTTCGATAATCTGATTTTGTAGGGCGTCCAATTCTGCCTCACTTGCGCCGCTTTCCTTTGCCGACTTGTAACGGTTCCGCAACTCGCTTGCGTCGTACAAATAGAACTCCGTGCCGTAATTGACTTTTGCAGATACGAACATATTGCCGTATCGCAATCGGCAAACCGTTTCATCGACGAACTGTTGTGCGGCTTCAAAGCCTTTTTTCACTCGGTTTAATACCGTGCTTTGGCTCTCAAATGCGGCTTTAACCTGTTGTTCGTTGAATGCCTCCCGTTGGGTTACTTCCTCGTTTTCTCCGACGACGGCGGTAATAATGTTTTCCCGCAATCGCTTTTCTTCCTCAACGTTATAATCCAAACTTGTACGGTCAACGGTCAACATTTGTACCGGGTTCCGCAAATCGGGTTGTTTGTCCCCGTCCGGTATCGGTATTTCAACAAAGGAACCCGCCCCGGTAATCCGTTTGTCGCCGCACTTGGGGCAACGCATCAATAACCCAGCTTGGTCTAACCTGTAATACCCTTGTTTGTCTTTCAAAAATCCACCGTCGCAATAATCGCCGTTTTCGGCGTTTGTAAAATCGCACGATTGTTCGTAACCGGAATATATCGGGTACGCCCCGTACATATCCAAATGCCGCTTCGATATATGGAAAAACAAAAACCAATCCAACGCCTCCAATTCTTTTGTTAGCGGGGATTGTTTAACGTCCGGTTCTCGCAAATTCATTGGCTCGTTCCAAAAGAAACGGGCGGGGCAATAGCGCAAATCGTGTGGGTTATCAACCAATAATTCGCCTATGTTGCCGCCGTCGTCCTCTGCAAATACTCTGTATCGTTCATCGTCAATAACTGCAATACGTTTATCGGGTTGGCGGAAAATTATCCAATCCATAACCCCGGTTGTCCGGTTTGCCTCAAAGGTTATGACGCTTTCGATAGGTAGCCAATAAAAATACGGGGTAGGGTATCGGTCGGCGGGGTTTTGCTCGGCGGGCAAATCAACTATTAAGACGCTGTTTATTTCCGTCTTGAAAAACTCCCAACCTTTCGTACTCCAAATTTCCGGTTCCTTTAATACATCTTGGCGGTAATACTCCCAATCGTCCCGTTGTTCCGTGTTTTGGAATTGATAGTTGAACGCCGGGTTACGACCGTCGAAAATACGGCTTAACTTATCAAAACAAATGCCCGTTACCTCGTTGGTACGAACGGGGTAACGGAACAATGTTTTGAAGATTTTGAATTTATCATGCGGGATAAGATTTTGAACCCATGCCAAAAAGTCGGTCGTGGGTAAACACATTAAGGGCGTTACGTTGGTTTGGACGTGAAATTTAATGCGGTTTTGGTGTATGACCGCTTTATTTATCGTCGCCTTTTTCCTAGGTTCCGTTATTTCCTTTCTTATGCGTTTTATATCTAATCCCATTTTCTTTGCTAAATTCAAAAGGTGTTTTTTCGGGCAACTGCCAACCGCCATTTTTAGGCATCCGCAACAGGCGTTCGGCGTGGTTAATCTCAAATTCTTCGGTCGCGTTAAGGGTCGGACACTCCAACACGACCTTTGTAACTTTCGCCGTCATTACCCTTGTGCGGGTTTCAAATCCGTAAGCGGGTTAAACGCCGGGGCAACAATCGCCAAATCGTCCGACCAATTCGGCAAAAACGACCATTGTATTGCGTTGCTGTCCGGGGCTTCCAATCCGCCCAACGTCTTATCGCCGATAAACAACGAACGTATCGGTATCGGGTAATATGTACCGTCTGAACTCCCCTTGATTGCGCCGATTGCGCCGTTTTCGTCGAAAATGAAGATACCCAAATTGTCGCCCCAACTTTCGCATTGCATTTCCTTTAATGCCTTGATAACCTCCTGCGGGGCTTTGCGGATAACTCCGGTAAACGGGGTTGGTTCACGTCCAATAATCTCTTCGACGCCTCCTAACGTTTCGTTACCGCCTCCAAAGGTGCGGGCGGCTCCCGCCTCGGCGGTCGGGGCTTGGATATACGGCGAAACAACTATTTTCGTGCTATTCTCCGCCGATAACAAGGGCGTCCATGACGCTAACGCCGTAATCGCTTTTTCACTCGTAAAACTGTTTTTGCTTACGTCGTCTTTCATAAGACGTTGAAAAGCCACTTTCTGAACCTGTCCGAAACTTTCCGAACACGTAATTGCGGGTACATCGGGCAACGCCGTCCCCGCCGGACATTTACAAATCATACTTCTTTGTTTTTAACGTTAAAAATATTGTTACTTTCTCCGGGGCTGTCCCTTTGCCCCTCGTTTCGGTTACAAAGTTATAAACTTTTCCCGGATAACTCGCATATCTCAAAAATATTGCTAATTGCGTCGTCTTACGCCTCGGTTTGCGTGTGCGTATGGCTGTATATTGCCGTCCACAATCTCCTTTTCATATATCCCGGTCAATCCGTCCTCCGGGTCGTCGTGCGTATTGGCTCCGAAATTGCGCAAAAATCCGGTTACATGGTCGTAAACGGCTTTGTACCGGGTTTCCCAACCGAACGGCATAATTATATGTTGATTAACCATTGCGGACGCTGTTATTATCCGGCTTTCCTTGTTGCCCCCTTGATAAAACGGGTCGGTAATCGCCCGGACTTTCTTTTTGATAACCTTTTCGTAACCCGCACCACCGTTGTTGCTCTCAACCCACGCTTTTTGCGTCCCGTTCCGGTTAATCATCGCCGGGACGGTTACGGTTGTAACGTCCGTATTTTCGTCCGTCATTTCCATATCTGTAATAAGGGCAAACAATATCGGCTCCATGCGCTTTGTTTTCTCGTTGAAAAACAGGTTGTCGGACTTATACACGTCATACGTTGCGGCAAACAACAGGTCGTCGCCCTCGTCGGCAACGTCAATGTATGCGCCGGAACGAATGTACGTGCCGTAATCGGATTTTTCGACCCACGTTTTGAAAGGTTGGTACAATCGACCCTCGGCGGAACCGGGGTTGCCTTGATACAGGCATTGAAATTGCACCGGGTCTAATGCCTTTTGCGCTTCCAACTTTTGCTTACTGTGTCGACTTTCCCATAATGCCGCCCCCGGTTCCCGTGGGTCTATCTCGGTCGGTTCCCCGGTTTTCAACCCCTCAAAGTTTATGCGCACCCACGCCCCCGGCGTTACGTCCTCCAAATCCGCCCAACACTTAACATCAATAATCGTTTCGCCGCTCTTTTCAATGCGCCCTATCAAATCGTCGTCGTGCCAACGGGTAAATACAATCAATTCTTGACTATCATTGTGTAAACGGGTGCGTACAACGGTCGTGTACCATTTCCACGCCGCCGCCCGTACTATCGGGCTGTTACCCTCGGCGTAATCTTTATACACGTCGTCCAATATCGAAACGTCCACGGTTTTAGACGTCAGCGAACCGCCACGACCGACGACACGCAACGACCCCTTACGCCCAACCATTTCGATAACATCGGAATTGCGCAAATAGGTATTCGCCATTGTTACGACGTTCGACCCATTTAAGTACGTGCCGGGGAATAATTCACGATACCGGGGCGTGTCGATTATTCGTTGAACGTCCCGGTTAAAATCCCGTGCGATTGTCGCCGCATACGAACCGATACATATTTTGCGGTCGGGGTCTAACCCCAACATAAATGCGGGTAATTTACGGCTCGACCCCTCCGATTTGCCATGTTGGGGCGGTTGTTGTACAATCATCTTTCGTATTTTGCCGTGTGCGAACATATCCAACAACGTATAATAAACGACGTGGAACGGCTCTAATACTAAATCCGGTTGCATATACCGGGCAAAGTTGATAAGGCGTTTACGGGCGGCGGCTTTAACAAGCAAATCCGGTTGTTGCCGGATTGCGTCGTACATCTGCAATAATTGTTCGTTGTTCATTGCTTTGCTCCTTTCTCCCATTTAGAACACGCCCGGCGACCTCGGACAATGTAAAATTCGTAATGCGGGCAACGTAAACAAATCGGGTTCCCGTTTAAATCCCGGTGTCTATGGTCGTCCGTTATCCATTCGGAAAAACGGCACGTATCGCAAATCTCGGTTTGCCATTCCGGTTGCTTGGTTCCCGGACGGGGTGCGGTTATTCTCTTTGCCATTATTGCGCCCCTCCTTTCTCCAACAATGCCTTTTGATATTCGGCGGACTGCAATTTATCAGCCAAAGCAAACAACATATCGTCCGGGATTGCCTTAACGTCGTACTTTGGTTTATCGTCGTCGGTCGTGGCGTTATATCCGGGTATCTCAATTTTAACGGGTGCGTCAAACCCTAACATCTTTGCCCGGCGTTGTTGGATATTCAAAAGCAAATCCAAAAACCGGGGGTTCCCGGCGGACGTTTCGGTTGCGGTTTCATTGTACCCGTAATATTCCGGGTCGCTGTCCTCGGCATCGGTTTTGATTGGTCGCCCTTTGTTGGTTCTCTCTTTGGTGCGCATCTTTCCGGTTTTCGACGCTTCCCACGCCTCCCATGCTTGTTGCTCCATTTTATCCAATTTGCGCAATTCCTGCGTAACGTATTCGTCGATATTATCCAACCGTTCCCGTTTCCACTCAATAAGGCATTGTTGCAAATCGTAATAAACCATTTGAAAGGTTATTGTATAACCCATTCCACGCACGGACAAATCCCGGTTCAATGCGTCCGCAATTTCCCGGTACGAATACCCACGCAAAAACAAATCGGAACAAAACCGAATGTCGTAAATTCGTTGTTCCTCGGAACGTTTATTATAGCCTAATGGCTTCCTTCTCTTTTTCATAGTCAAATCTCCTTTGCTGTCAAATTGTACTCCCATACATAGCCGCCCGCCGTTTTATATACTCCTTTACAACATCGGGTAATCGTTATATTTTTTATTCCCGTTTTTCTTTCCGCTTCCCTTATGGATTTATACCGGGCAATTATTTTTTGCTTTCATGCTTTTACGCTTTGATAGTTACCCATTAACCCGGATATTATCCGGTCGGCGGTTGTGTGTCGCCATTTTCTTAATCTTTCATCCCAAATAAAGCAAATATTGGGATTAGCAAACATCATACATGGGTTTTTGCAATTATCTTTCATTGTTGCGCCCTCCTTTTCGGTTCTTTTGTTGGTTCTTTGCCCGGCGTTTATCCCGTGGATTCTTTTTCAAATCGACCCGTTGGATTTGTATTTCGGAACCGGGGAACATATCAGCAAAGAACGCCGCCATTGCTTCCACTTCTTTTGGTACGTCGAACGCCTCCGGTTTTCTGTATTCTTTCCCTCCGGGTTGGGCTTTCCCTTGTAAGGTTCGGCGCAATGTACACGCCGGGCAATCGCAATCGTCTTTCCCCGGTTCCGGGGCGTTTGCCATTTTTTCCCGTAATTGGTTGGCTTTCCCGTACACATTTAACGCATCAATGGCAACATCTGCTAAAATCCAATCGTTCGTATTCATTTTGGCGTCGATACCGTGGCGGTTAATCAATGCCGCCAATTCTTGTGCAAAACTTTTTTCTTTCATCGCTCTATTATTTTTGGGGTTTATATTCTTGGCAACGTAAAACTCCGCACCTTTGTTCAGATTTGAACGCTTCGCAATAACCGTTCCCGCTGACGTCCTCGTTTGTAAAGTTGGCACAATTCCCGCATCCCTTATCGCCGGGTTCTTTCGGTACGCTTACGCCTTTCGGCTCAAACTCCCGGTTAAACTCTCTTTCCGGGCGGGTTGTCAATCGTCCGTCCGGTTCCCGGACAATGTAGTACGTTTCCGGGGCGTCAATGAAAATGCCGTTGCCGTCCGGGAACGAATAAACCGCCCGCCCGTTTGGGGTTCTCGGTATCGTCATGGTTCCGCCTCCGGTAAATCTCAACAGGTCGTCCAAATTGTCCCGGCGTACCTGTATTGCGTCAACTTCTAACAACGTGCGGCAATATCGGGTTCCCGCCGTGGCGTCCGGCTCAACTAACCGGGTGCGGATTTGTTCCGGGTATTCCGTCGGGTCGTACTCGACGTTGAAAACAACGGCGGCGTCTAACGTGTGGGTAACTAACAAGCGTTTCCCCAATCGTTCGGCGACTGCCTGTTTTAGTGCTTCAATTGCGTTTTCCTGTATCTCGGTTGTGTCAACCGTGATTTCGTAACGGTCGGGTTTTTCCTCGACCTCCGGTTGGCTTTTGGCAATATCGCCAATCATAACCAACAATTCCGCATCAAACGGGTTTAACTTACTTTCTGTCATGCTCTAATTTTTTATTCGTTCTTACTGTTTTCGGATATGCCAACCGCCAAAATATCGTTTTTCGGTCGGTTCTGTTGTACTTATCGCATTGCCTACCTATTCCGGGGCAATCTTCCCTTTGGATTTTGCAGCGAACGCAACGTTGCGTAAATATTGCGAGGTTGTTGTTGGCTAATCGTGCATCCGCCGCCGTCCATATCTCGGCAATCAATACCATACCCCGGTAAACGCAACGTTCGCCGGGGTTGTACTCTCTGTTTGGGTCGAACGGTTCGGGTTGCTTAACTCTCATTCTTTGCCCGCTTCGTTTACATAGTCAAACAATGCGTCCAAATCGTCCTTTGCGCCTTTTACGCAAATTCGTACCCTATCGCCCCCGGCTAATGCGATTTCGACAATCTCACAATTATACCGGGGGGCGTTTATCTGTATCATTGCCGCCGTGGCAATCGTTACAAACTCGTATCTTTCTTCCATGCTCTCGGGTTTTTGAAATAAATTAAATATCTCCGTTGGTTCGTTCTCGCTTTGACACGCACCCAACAAAAGCGTTGCCAAAGATAACAATAAAATCTTTGCTTTCATCGTTTTACCTTTCTTTTAATCCATATAAACCGTATGCCAATGCCGATAAACAATATTTTCGCCTCAATATCAACATAACGGTCGTAACCGTTGACCGCATCCACGGACACGCCGGGAATAATAAACCAACTCTTATATTTCCAATATTCCCGGACGTAAACAGATACGCCAACCCGTCCGATATGAAACCCAATTTGCGCCGTATGTACGTCGCCATTGTTGCGGATAATTCCAACCTGTTTTTTACTCATATCTCCAAATATATTTTTTATAATGTTTTAAACGTCCCTTACAGCAACTAATAATATTTCCATGATTAAAACCGCATCTTTGCGCATCATGTATGCAATCCCATTTCTTTATAAAATTACCCTCTAAATCATATTGATAAACGGGTTTTGCATTGTGATTATCTTTTCCGGTTTTCTTAAACCATGTATTTACTTTCTTCATGGTTTCACGTTTATTATTAATTGCTTTTTGATAATTCAAATTTTGCTTTCTCGTACACCAACGTAAATTAGTTGCATCGTTATTGGCTCGGTTGCCGTCGATATGGTCTATTTCCGGCAAATTGTCCGGGTTCGGAATAAAAGCCGCCGCAACTAATCTATGAACGAAATATGTTTTGTTTTTACCATTATCTGATAGTATTACCCGCATATATCCGTTTTTACTAATAGATTGCTTTCGTATCGCACTTTTACCCGTTCCCCGATAATTTACAGACTTTATATTACCTTTGTCTGAAACTTCATAATTAGCGTTTATAAACTTCCAATTTTCCATCTTTTTTTTGCAAAGATAATATTAAACCTTAATACAACAAACTAATACGTTTCTTTTATTTTATTGTATGCCTCTTTATCCAATACCATAACTTTAGGATATTCGACAATACAACCTGTCTCTTATACACATCTCCGAGCCCACGAGACTCGACGTCATCTCGTA